CTTATCTCGACCACCGTATTTCCAGACCTTACAAGGATATTATCACCGCCCTTTTCAAGAAACGCGGTAACGTCTGTCTGTCTGCCGTCCATCTTGAAAATGGTTTTATCGGCTGTGGCGTCAATTATCTTCACTTAATATCACCGTCCTTTCATTAAGTTGTAAATGTGCGTCCCCGCGCAACCGCCAGTTGTTACCAGCGGTTCGTTTGGTTCTTCTTTGATTATACATCAATGTCAAGTGAATGTCAAATCACCTGTGTCGGTCAAGATCATCAAGGGGAAGCAGAATTCCTTTTTCCATTGCATAACCAACGGAAATTGAATATTCACTTGTGGAAAGCGGGTACTTGCCGTTTTTCTGTCTGCAGTCGCCTGCCTTATAGAAGGTGCGGTTATTATCGAAGTCCCGCAAGGTTATAAACCCGATCAAGGCGCAAACCCTGCTTGGGAAGTGGTAAAAACCAAACACAAGGGCGTTTGTTATCCCCGCTTCCATAATCCGAACGTACTGTTCTTCGTAAATGTAACAGTGGTCAAAGTCGTTTGGCGGGTTCACCTTTCCTTGAACCTTCACATCAATATTTAACCGCCCAAAGTCAAAGTCGGTGTCGTCGGTTTCGTTTAATTTGAAGTGGCTGTGTGCCTGACCAGCCCACGGGGATTTTTTGAACCAATCGTTCAGGGTCACTTCGCCAGCGGTTCCGATCCAGCGGTTTTTTGATTCCGTGCTTCTGTTGTCATTGTACCCGAACCTTTTGTTTCGCTGTGCGTGCAGCTTCTTCATTATGTCTTCGGCTTTTTCAGTAAACTTACAGGAATGATATATTTGCATAAGCGAATTATACACGATTGTTAAGTGAATGTTAAGAATATGTTTGAATTTTGTCGGGAAGCGGGGTATAATATCTTTGGCGTAAGTAACGTCCCGATTCGGGCAGGTATCGCGGACGCGAAAGCGCCATTTTTAATTTCTCATATTGGCTGGAAGGAACACGCCACCATCAAAAATAGACAACGGATCAAGCGATTCAATAGCGGGTTTGGGGTTTTTCTTTTCTGCTTCCTGCATTTCGGGGATAGTGTACTTTTTGAAATAGGCCGTCATTTTTTTCGCCAGTTCGGCGCCGTTTTTGTTTTGAAATATCTGCCTTTTTTCAATTTCCTTTTCCGACATTTTTTGGTTCCCCTGTGTGAAATCAAATACAAATTCACTTAAAAGTCACTTGCGTGGTAAACCCAAGGGTTTGTGGTATTTAAGTCCACCAAGTTTGGAAAATGGCTTGTCGCCGTCTTCCCCCTGTAATCCCCCAAGTATGTTTTTTAATACAATAGGATTTACGCTGGCTTTTAAGTTTTCAATGTGCCGCAATCAAAGTTATTTATGACGTTTTTTGTTCAGCTGAAAACAAAATCCGTTTTTGTAACTATGGGCGCCGCAAGTCCACCGTTAGCTTGGTATCCGTGTTGCTGTCAGGCTTCCCCCCGTGCATTTAGCACGGCCACCCGTTGTTGCAAAAGACCCTGACATTTCGCCGTATCTTTTGCGGGCGCGTCCTGTATAAACAGGTGTCTGCTACGGGCGATCCCCGTTCCAAACACTTGCTTACAAGGCTTTTGTTGACTGGTGCGCGGTATCGGCAGGCTGTCGGGCTGGAAGTATTAAAACACTATGTGTTATATCCGTTGCCGTTTTATGACTGTCCGCTAATACCGTACATCAAGCAACAAAAAACCAACCATTGCTGGCTGGCCGTAACTTGACTGTATTAACAGTTTTCTTATATAATAATTACAGGTTTTTAACATAACCGAATTCTAACATTAAGACATTTGCTTTGGCAAGTGTCTTTTTGTTTTCTTCGGGAAAATGTGATAATATCAACATACCCCAGTCTTGTGTATAGCAAAAGGCCGTCGCCCAACCGCGGCGGTCTTTTCTTTTGCATATAAAAACCCCGCAACTTTTTACGGTGTGCGGGGCTTGGTTCAGGACGGAAACCATTTATATTATAGTCGCTTTTGAAGTTCCTGTCTTGGTGCTGATTTTTCCCAATATGTTTTATAGGTGATCTGTGCCGTTGCAAAAACCAAAGCTATGCTTCCAAGAAATTCTTCGGGGTTTTTGATCTTTTCAAGGTTGATAATAACGCCAACCGCCACACAAAAAAGCATTGAAATCCAAAACCTTACGATTGAATTTGCCACCCTTGTGTTTATCAGGTCAATAAACGGTGGCAGTATGAAACCGATTAAGTTTGTAAGATCCATTATTTTTCACCGTCCCTTCCGTTGTAAATGAAATATAATAAAAGCGCAAGCGCCGATTCGGTGAAGGAATACACCAAGGTGATGTGGTACATCAAAATTCCAAGCGGGTTTCCCATAGAACCCTGCAGTACAAAAAATGTCGCCACAAAAAGGGTAAACGCAATAAGAATTCCGAGCAGAAGAAGCATTAAACGAAACCTGCGAAGGCCGTTTGTGTGCGTTTTGTATTCCCTGTACTGCTTTGGCAAAACCTTACATAAAATCAAAATCAGGGAAAATATGCGTAGTATAAGTCCTATTTGTGTAGTTATGTGCAATTCCATAGCGTTTATTAAATTATACAACCTTTTTGCGCCCCGTGGCGTTATAAATTTTCCACGCGGTCGTTGCCTTCAAAAGCGTTTTGTTCATTTCATTGATCTTACTTGCGGTCTTTTCAATTTCTTTTAAGGTTTTTTGGTGCATTTCCCGCGCTTCCGCGTCGTGTCGACCGCATTTTATTAACTTGCATATAAATAAGTGTAACTTCATTGTATTTTTATGTTCTTTACGATAATTTCAACCGTGGTTTGGATCGCCTTCAGGGGTTCAAGCACGCTTTTTCGGGTTTCTATGGCTTCGGAAATACGCTTTTCGTTTACCAGCTTGACTTCTTTATACAAAAACCAATTGGCAAACAACGAAATCGCAAGCACTATGGCGACAACGCCCTGTTCAGCTAACTTTCCCAATAGTGTTTCCATTTCCTATGCCCTTTAACCAACCAAAGAATGTGTCAACAACTTCCTTGAAAGTAAGCTGTTTGGGTTGGCTGTTCATTTGTTTAATTACTTCTTCAAGCCCCGCAACTTCTATGACAAGGGCGCCTTTTTCCTTGGCAAACTGTCCAAGTTTTATTTCAAGCGCGGCAATTTCTTCCCTTAATGGAATGGTTGTTTCGTCGGCGTTTTTAAGCAATTGGGTGATGGTGTTTTCCTTCTGTGTTATCAGGTCGTTAAGCCTTCCCACCTGTTCTGTTCGGTTTGAAATTTCTGCCTTTAATGTTGTAATGACAATTTCCTGATCCTTTGAAAGCGTCTTCCATTCGTTCCTGCTGTTCCTTACGCCGTCCAGCACTTCTTCAAGTTCGGCAACCCTAGCGGAACAGGGGTCTTCGCCAAGAAAACCCTTTGCAAGTGTAATAAGTTTGTTCACATCAACCGTCCCGCAACACTGTGTTGGGGCAACTTCGTTGTGTTTGATAATGTGGTCACGATCAAGGGGAATGGAATACCTTTTTGCAATGTCCGCAATCAGTTCGGCGGACGTTTTGTAATCAAGTTCTGACAAATCGTGTGGGTTTGCGTCTGTTGAAGCTGTGGCGTCGTGTTCAATCCCAATGGAACGCTGATTCATTTCCCAATTGGCTGCGTGCCACGAAACTTCGTCTTCCAAAACGCACTGCACGATCTTCCCGTTTGACACAAGATAATGAGCAGACCCGCCGCCAGTCGGGCTTTTGAAGCGGTTTAGGGCTGAAGTAAGGGTTCCAATACCGAACCAGTGGATCACAATTCGGTCAATGGGTTTTCTATAGGAAGAATCGTTCTTATTATACTTTGTCAGGTCTTTGGTAATGGTTAGTGCCATAACTATATTGTACCAATTATTTCACTTAATTAACATTGCCCGAAGCACTATTCCCCCGCCACCATTGTGTGCAATGTTGAAGGCGGCGGATATTTGCGCCCACCTATTATTGACGCCCGCCCACGACATAGTGTAATCGCCCGCGGCCTTTACAACCTTATAGCTTCCCCCAAACCTGTTTCCACTTGATTCGGGGTCAATTTGCCACAAGGAAGTTTGGTCTGCGTGACAAGTAAGGTTGGATCCGCTTTCGGAATAAAAGGCGTCCACAATAAGCGTGTTTTCAACTGTAGTGGTTACAGTCCCCGTCGGGTCTGCCGTCCCCGCCACAACCGCGGTATCTTCTAGCAGGTCGTTTCCGTCCGACCCACTAACCAAGTAAAAAGCAAGCCCACCATAGTCGGGCGACCCGCCCGTTCCGACGTTGTAATACAATGTGTATGTACCCGTTGGCCAATTGCTTACATCAATGTATCTTGCGTGCATTGTTGCCCTGCCGTCGGTCGCGTCTTGTTTTATTGACCCAAGGTCGGTCATTGCTTCACCGTCCAAGGTACAAGACGTATAGTAATAGTCTCTGCCGTCAGCCGTCCCCAAAAAGATAATAAAAAACTGGTGCGGCTTTGAAGTAATGGAAATTGACCTGCTGTATGGTTCGCCGTGCAGGTTTGCGCTTTCCGCGGTAACTGAACCAATTACCCAATTCATTATGTGGGTATCCCCTGCCCCAAGACAAACCCGTCGTAATTGCCTGAACTTGAAGCAATGAAGGCAAACACGTCCGTTCGTGTGGCGGTGGTTGTAAGTGTCGGAACGGCGTTGTTGTCCCAATTTATATCAGACCACCAAGTGACTGTTCTTGAACCCATTCCGTCTTGAATTAACCTTATTATAAGAATGTCCCCAACCTTTGCGTGGCTTAACGCCAAAGTTCTGTTTCCGCCCAAGGTGACTTGCTGTATTTTTGAAACATCAAGGTCGAACGTAACCGTTGCGGCGTCCGTGACTGTTACAAGTGGGTTTGCGGGAAGTGGCCAATCAACGGGCGCAACCGCCTTTGAAAGCCTGAAGTTTGATATTGCGGCGTCTTCCAACGTGTACAAGGCGCCCGCCGTAATTGAAAGCGCGGTGGCGGCGACTGCCGTCACATAAAAGTATTTTGTAGATGTTCCCTGTGTAAGTTTTACTTTGTCCCCAATTTCAAAAAGTGTTCGGGCGTCTGTGGGGACGGCTATAACACCCACCTGACCCGAAACGCTGGTATAACTGGCGGTAATTTCGGGGTCAATCCAACCCGTTGCCATATCCGTACGAAGGGCGTTGTAGTGTTCGGCGGTGGCGTTTGTCCCCGCTGTTACATTTGATCCAAGTAAACTTGTGTCAATCATATGCTTTTATTATACCTTTTTTTCACCCAATTGTTACCGTCCAAGTAAGTGTTAGGGTGTCGTTTGCGGTCTTTGTTCTGTTTATTGCGGTATGGCAAAACATTGTTCCGCTATCTGCAGTATCGGTTGCGGCATTACCAAAAAGACCAGCTTCGCGCAAGGTTCCGTTTCCTTCTGCCGTTGTGAAGTAGGTCTGAAAAGTCGCCACGTTATTCAAAACCGAACGCACGGAAACTTCCTTTCGTTCAATTTCGTCTTCCATATCCGTGTCCGCGGCTGTCGGGGCTGTTGAACCCGTCCCAAGTGCGCAATAAGTAATGATTCCTTCGTTGTTGGTTGTGGTTCCTTTCAACCTGCTGGCAATGGAATTTTTGCCCGCCGTGGTGAACACATTTTCCACTTCGATTATTTCGTGAATTCCCGTAACGGTATTGTAAAAATCAAGGGTGACTTTGCCTTTTATGTTTTTAACTTCTTCGTTTATTTTCATATTAAGAATTTCCGCCCCATTCGAATAGATCCCAAACTGCCCGCGTTTCCGTTTCTTCGTCTTCGTCTACCGCCCAAGTTCTGTATGCGCCCGCGCTGTCGATTGTCAGTTCTTCCACCAAGCTGTCCGAGATCAAAAGGTCGGCAATGTTGAACAGTTCGTCGACGACTTCGTTGTCGTCTAGTGTAATTATATTACGATTTGCTTCCAAAAGCTGTATAAGAAACTTAATAATACCCATTGTCTTTACACTGGCCACATCAATTGAATATACGAAAAGACCCGAACCAAGGCTTTGTGCTTCCACCTTTTGTATTACATAATCGGCGGAAACGTCGTAATCGGTAAGCGTAATGTTTATATACTGACCCGACTTAAAACCAGCCGTGTAGGTGTCAAAACTGCCTTCTATGATGTTATTTGCGTAATCGGTCAGTTCAGCACCAGCCCTGTCCCTTGCAGCCTGTGTGGTGGCGATCTGCTTGTCAAAAATAGCAAATTCGTGCTGGCCGTGTTCTTCAATGGACGCGGTGTTTTCCAACGCCACCAAAATTGGTATGTCGTATTTGTAGGTGACGGCCAAGGTCTGTGCGGTGGAAAGCGGTGTCCCGCCGCTGTCTTGTTCAATGTACTTTTCTTGGAAGTTTAGATACCAGTCGTACCCGCTGTCATCAATGTTTTTTATACCCACGGTCTTTGGGGTTCCACCCACCGTCACCGACACGTCGTGCGGCTTATCGGGCAAAACGAACTTGGTCATAACGCCGTCGCCCTTTACCGAATACGTTGTGGTGTCCGAAAGTTTGGTTCCGCCCCTGACGTACACGCGGTTTTTTATTTGGCTAGCGTCCTTGGAAATTTTAAGGTTGGAATATTCCACATTGTCGCTGTCAATATTAAAAGGCGCGGTATCCGTAGTGTTGGGGAAGTAATGAATATCTTTTTCGTAGTCAATGTACCAATTTCGTCCCGTAAGCGCTGCCAACTTCCTTATGGCTTGGCTTGGCTGAACGTAATTGAAGCTGATTTGGTCAACCGTGACGCCTTCCAGCACGTTTGCGGTTGTGATCCCCGAACCTGCGCAATACCTGTCAATAATATCTTCAATAATTTCTTTGTCGGTTTGATCTTCATACGACCTGTGTACCAAGTTTCTGTCCAAAAGGCGTGCATAGTCAATGCCGCGAATTGTTGCCAGCACTTCCCCGTGTCCCCTATCAAGCGAAACTTCGGTCAGGTAGCCCGCAAATATCTTTGTGCCGTCGTCCATTGTAATGACAATTTCTTCGTCGGGGCTAGGGATCCCGTTTTCGCTTCTGTCTATCAGGGCAAAAGAAATTACGTTTTGTTTGTCGTTTAAGGCGTCTTCAATTTTAATCGACTGGTTTATAACGTCCGTTGTTCTGTCAATTTCATTTATTAAAACGCTGTAGGAACTGGCGGCGGTGTCAAGCGATTCCCAGCTTCCATATGCGGTTCCTTCCCCGTCTACCACATAAGCCCTGAAATAATAAGTCGTGTTTGGTGTCAGATACCCAATGTTCAGCGTGTACTGTTCTGCGTCAAAGTCGCCCGTCTCATAAACCTTTTTGTCGGGGTACTGTGTGGTGTTGTATTCAAATCCGCGTTCAATAATTGTGGTTGCACCGACTTCTGATACTTCGCCCACAAGCGTTGCGGCTGTTTTTTCAACGTCCGTTGCTGAAATTGTAGAAACGACGGCCAAAGCCATAATTAAAACCTTATGTTCTGACGTAGCTTTTTGACAATATCATCACCGACAATTTCGGCCATTCGTCGTGCGCCAAGTTCGTCGCTTATAAAAGCCCCGCCCATATCAATATAAATACTGGTTCCAGCCGAAGCGCCGACGTACGCTGGCCGCGCGGTGTTAAGTCCCGCCATTATGTCGTGTTTGTAATTGGGGACGGTCACGCCAGTAAGCGCCCTGCTGGCACTTTTTACCATTGTTCCGACTGTATCCATAATTGACGGGCTGTCGCGTTCGTCTTTATCAAAGGCGTCTCTGATCGCGTCACGGATTTTTCCTGCAATTTCTTTGGCCTTACCCCAAAGCGCTTCAAACTTTTCGGTGAACACCTTATAAACGGCGGACATTGATTCGCTTACCACGTTGGCAAAAGAAGCGAATATTGCCTTAACGGCGTTCCAGCCCGAAGTCACAATTCCTTTTACTGCGTCCCACGCACCTTTCCAGTCGCCCTTGAAAACGGCAATGAAGAACTTCACAATCCCGACAATAAGGTCAATTGCAAACTTGAATGTTTCGCTGATAACTGTCCAAACGTATTTGAAGTACGCGGTGATTGTTCCGCCCCAAGTATCCCAAAACTTCTTCACTTCATTAAAAGCATTTTTTAGCCATTCAAAAACCGACTTTGTCTTTTCCTGTATGCCGCCCAAGTTCTTTGACCACGCCACGGACAAAAGACCAATTGCAGCGACCACCAACACAACGGGGTTGGTAAGCGCGGCAATCAGCGCCGTGATTGTTCCAATTATTAAAAGCGCACCAAGGGCAATTGCAAGCCCCTTCAAAAAGGCAAGCACGGCTTCCTTGTTTTCAACGATCCAAGTCCCAACCGCTTTTAATGCGTCAACAAACTTGGTGATTATTCCGCGGATTTGTTCTGCCTTTTCCCAATCGTCGCCCGTGAAAAAGGTCAACGCTTCGTCCATTTCGGAAGCGTCCCAATTTCCCGTGAACATTCCAATTATTTGTCGAAGCACGTTTCCCATAACGGTAAGGAATCGAATCACGCTGTCCTTCTTTGATTCTATAAACCCAAGAAAAGACCGCGCACCGTTTTTAACCGCGTCAAAAAGACCTGTTTGCACGGCAATGTCTTTTAAGGTTATTCCGATAACGTCTTGAATATTCGAAAAGACGCCCTGAAGGGATTTTGACTGTGCTTCCATTGCGCCCTCAAACATTCCGCCCGCCGCGGAAGCCTTGGCCAGCGATTCGGCAAGCACGTCATAGGTAATGTCCATTTCCTTGACCTGTTCGACTGTTTTCCCTGTGGAATCAGCAAGCAACGCATAGATGTTAATTCCCGCGAAAGCAAACTGCTTTATATCCAAGGCAGAAGCCTTGCCCACGGCCTGTATCTGCTGCATATTAACGGCCAGTCGGTTAAGTTCTGCAGTGCCGCCACCCGTTGCAGCAATAGCATTTCCAAGGTTTTTTATTTCGTCCCGCGCCTGTGATGTGGAACGACCCGCGGAAATCAAAAGCTGGTTTGCCTTTATAAGATCGGGAAGGTTGTACGGGGTCTGCTTGGCGTCTTTTTCAATATCCTTTATGGCGGCCAGCGCCTTTCCCCTATCTTTTAACAGTGTGGTGAAAGCAATTTCCGACTGTTCAAAGTTTCCAGCCATTTCAATGGCCTTCTTGCCCGCAACAACCAAACCGCCAACAACTGCCGTTACACCAACACCCGCCGCGGTCATAAACCCCGCAATGCTGGAATTGAATTTCGTCAACCCACCCTGAAAACTGGAAACGCTTTTTTCAGCTTGGCTTAAACCGTTTTGGAAATTTGAAATGTCTGCTTTGATGTGTGCAATTACGCTTCCAACATTGAATCCATTCATATACTGTTATTTTACTATGATTCGCGGGTTTTGGCTTGTGGTTAGTTTCAGCCGTTCGAATCCCGCGCTGTCAAGTTCTTCGTTTGATTCCAGCTGTTCTTCTGATTCCAACGCCTTCCATAGCAGGTTGGGGTCTTTGCTGTGTGGGCTTTGGGCAATAGCCAAAAGCATTTTATAATTACCATTACGACGCCGACCAATTGCTTCGGTCAGCATATAAACTTCGTCAAAGAATAAGTGGTCGTAAATATAATCCTTAGCCCAACCATATTCAGACGCCAGCAAGTCCACGGTATCAATCAGAAATTGATCGTAGTCTATTTCTTGATTGCCACGTTCTGTGGTCGGGCGCTTGCTTTTTTTATCTGTTCATATATTTTGGCGAACTTGTTTTCTTCAATCACCGCCATAAATATTTCAACCACTTCGTCCAACGGAAGGTCGTATATTTCTTCTTCTGTTAAGTCTGAAGTTATAGACAATATGCGCACCACGTCGGGCATTGCTTCGGCTATTATTTCAGGAAGTTTTGCGAATATTTGTTCATTCGTCAGTCCTTCAAGCCCTGAAATATGCTTTGGCAATTCCTGTAAGCCCTTCAAAAGTTCTGTGTACCTTTTAAGGGGCAATTTGGCGACTGCAACTGTTTTACCATTTTCAAGTTTTATATTCTTCATAAGCGAACACAAAGGTTACAAATGCCTGTGAAGTTGGTTAGGCTGTAGAATCGCCTATCAAACCAAGGTAATTGCCGTCCGACTTGCTTTCGTCAACCAAGGCCACGAAAGTCACTTCAATGATCTTTTCGTCTTCCTTCGTGTGGTTAAGTTCCACTGCGGAATCAACATACGCCTTATAGAAAACCACGTCGTGTCTTCGGGTTCCTTCTCTTGAAGGGTGAAGCACCAACTGGTAAGCGTCGGCCACTGCCGATTTTCCAGCCTTTGCGCCCAAAGTAATCCTTGCGTTTGCCGCACCAGCAAAGCTGGCTTGGGGCATTGCGTTTCTTAAATTGGCCACGGTATATTCCGCCAAGGGAATTTTTGCGGTCAACTTTTCACCGATAAGGTATTTTTCCACGGGCGTGTTTCCGTATGCGTCCACGGTAACGTCCTTGTATTCGGGTTCGTAACTTACCACAACGCCACCAAGGGTATGCCCAAGATCTACGCCGTTATAAGAAACGTCACAAACACCAACCTGTACATTTGTTACATCTGCCATTGTTATTCACCGCCTTTCAACTTAATTTTATTACTTTTTTCGTCAAATTCGAATTCCTTCAATTCTGCGGAACTGCTGTAATGCTTAAACGTGAACACATTATCTTCGCCGCAACGTGGACACTTGTACATAACCCTTCCAGCATATATGTATTCGTAACAAATCAGTTTTCGACACTGCTGGCAACGAAGTTCCCTGTATATTTTATCATTATGCTTCACCTTGTTTTACAACGGAAGTTTATGCTGAACAAGTCCCTTCCAGCTTCGTCCCGTCCCAAATGTCCGCCTTCTGAAATTGCCAGTATGTAATAAAAATATGTTTGCCCCGCAACCAGCGTCCCTTCGAATTGGTGTAACGCGTTTCGCACCGAATCCAACACCGCCTTTCCCGTATCATAGTCAACATCACGAATGAAAACTTGGAAGGTTGGGGAAAAGGTTGGAATATAGGCCGACGGTTCGGTTCCGCCCGTATCCAAGACGGAAATAATACCCACTGGCGTGCTTTCAGAATCAGGGGAAAACCCCACAAAAATGTCAGTACCAAGTGTGCCAAGGTTCAAATCGCTGTCCAAGTATGTTGCTATCTGTTCGATCAGTGTCATAGGTTAGTTATAGCCTTTTCAAAATATGTTCTGAACACGTCTATATTATTTTTTATTGGGTCTTCCAAATACTTCCCCTTGCGCCCCTTTTGGAAGCGGTACTGTGGGTTTTCGTGAAGACGTGCCGCATACACCTTGTTATACCCAACAATGTGGTCAAATTCGGCATACTTTTCTGTGTGTCCAGTGTTTTGAAGCGACCCAAGGTCGTGGGGAACTTCCCTTTGGGAAAGCCTTAGCACTTCGGTTGCAATATCCGCCACCGCGCCGTCAATGACTTGTTTCATTCTTTTATTAAGGTTTTTCACACCAGCGTTGAAGGAACTGGCGTCAATTACGATTCCCATTTTGTTACTTCCACCCTTATATGGTTGGTCGCGCCCGCCCCGTCAATGGCGTCGTACCTTCCAAAAACTTTGTAATCAACCGAACCGTATGTCAGTTTGTCCCCGATATTTATTGTGGTGTTGCTTGGTAGGTAGACAATCGCTTCAATGACTTTGGTTTCTGCGGTGGATCCTGTGGGAACCAGTCGCGTAATGGTCTTCCTTTGGAAACGGCATTTTACGCTTGAACTTGCCGCGTAGGTTTCGCGCCCAAACTTATCAAGCGCGGATTTATTGTATAAAGTGATGGTTTGATTTAACAATCCTTTTAATGACATCAAGCAATCATTACGCCCTTGCGGTTGGTAATGCCTTTCAATAAAGTTCTAGCCTTTGGCGACATAAGTTTGTCAGCAACGGCCATACCGCCCACACCACTTCCCTTCGTGTACGAATAATCGCCAATGCTTTCGCTTTGTAAGTCCGCCTTGTCGGTTTGGAAGAAGGAATCGCCCATTTGTATTATGTAATCCACCTGTGCCGCCACCGCGCGTTTTATCGCTTCGGGAATAGACTTGTAATAAGTGTTTGGTGAACTGTTCCCGTCGTAATAAATGTCTTGTTTTCGTGGAAACTTACCAAGCTGGTATATTTTATAAACGCTTGTTGAATCAAGCGGGGACGTGAAGGCGTCGGTTGTAATGACGCCCGCGTAAGTGCTGGCGGTTATCCTGCGCCTTTGACCAATACCAGTGCCGCCAATAATTTCCATTTCGCAACCCTTATAGTAGTTTGCTTGTGCGGAATTCTGCTGGCTTGACTGAAGCGTGTGTTGGGTTGTGCTTCCTGAAGAAGCAAGTCGCCCATTTATAGGTTCGGGAATAAAAGTGTCCTGAAAACCGACGTATGCGTCAACCATTTCTTCGGCCTGACCAATCACGTCGTCGGCTTCGTCTTCATCATTAACAACAATATTTGCGTATTGCGCAAGTTCGGTTTGACTTAAATATCCACGTCGGGACGTGGGTTCGGTTGAAGTTACGTTTGCCATATATCAATATTTTACCATTTACCAGTGCCACTTCCAATCATTAACGTCTTTTGTGTTCCACGTCTTTGGGTCGGGCGTGGTGGGCGTCTTTGGGTCGGGCGTGGTGGGCGTCTTCGGATCGGGGTCGTACCAGTCCTGTGGGTTGACCACAAATATTCTTCCTGTCCCCACAACAACGGCGCCCCTGCTTGAACCCGCCCCCACAATTCCTGTCGTCTTGGCGTTTCGTTCCGATTCCACGGTAAGGCCACCCGTAACCTTAGCACTTCGTTCGTTGCTTGCTTCGTCCTTACCAGTGACTTTTGCACTTCTGCCTGAATTGGAAGCGTACACACCCACAACCTTGGCGTTTCGTTCGTCGCTGCTTGCATTTTTACCAATAACTTTTGCGAAACGCGTCGCCGCCAGCTGCCCCGCGCCCGTAAGTTTCGCATTTCTTTCGGAATTCGTATCAATATCGCCTGTAAGTTTGGCGAAACGCACGTCATTTGCCACGTCCATTCCCACCGTCCTTGCACCACGTTCGTCGTTTGCTACCACCTGCCCAACAACCCTTGCACCACGTTCGTCGCCCGTTGCCAACATTCCTGTGGTCTTAGCACTTCGCATACTGTAAGTGCCAATTCTGCCCGTAACCTTTGCGCCGCGTTCGGAATAGGTTGTTGATACACCAACGGTTTTGGCGCCCCTTGAAGAAGTGGCTGCCGCGCTTCCTGTTGTCTTTGCGTCACGTTCCGATCCCCCACTTAACTTTCCAGTGACTTTCGCATCACGTTCGGAAGAATCCTGTGCCTGACCAGTCAATTTCCCGTAACGGGAATCGTTCGCCTGACCCACTTCGGGCGTGCCTGTGGTTTTGGCGGAACGTGTGTCGCCCGAAACGTCCTTGCCAGCGGTCTTTGCGCCCCTTTCGTCGTTAGAAGTCAGCTTGCCCGTAACCTTGGCGTCACGTTCGTCTTCGGTTGTGTCTACACCAACAACCTTTGCGGCGCGTTCCGCTGCGGACGTTGTCTTACCAGCCGTCTTTGCACCACGTTCTGCGTTCGCCTGTGCCTGCCCAATGACTTTTGCGTCCCTTTCCGCATTACTTGTCGCCTTACCCGTTATCTTTGCACTGCGGTCGTCCTGAAGGCTTGCTTGGCCTATTATTTTTGCGTCACGTTCTGCGTTCGCTGTGGATTTACCAGTCGTTTTTGCGTCACGTTCTGCGTTCGCAAGCGCCTTACCAGTGACTTTCGCGTCCCTTTCAGCACCACTTGTTGACTTACCCGTCGCTTTCGCCCCACGGGAAGAATCGGCGTCCGCCTTGCCTGTTACCTTAGCGCCCCTTGAAGAATCAACGGAAGTTCCGCCCGAAAATGTTATATCAACCAAGTCAACATATAGGGTTTGATTACCCGTAACCTTGGCGTCACGTTCTGCGTTCGCTGTGGATTTACCAACAACCTTTGCGGCGCGTTCGTCGTTGGTGGCCGTTCCGCTGGTTTCTTCGGTGTCCCAAGCAACAAGATCGTCGGTGAAGTTGTAGTGGTTGGCTTTGTGGTATGCCAGCGACCTATCAATATCAGAAAACCTTACTTCGTCGATAATTCCGTCTGCGTTCCTTGCGCCGTCGTATTCGTTTCCTATGTAATCGACCGCCGCAATTGTCTTGCCCGTGGTTATAGTCGCGCTTGCCCTTGATTCGCCGTTGCCGTACAAGACCTGACTTCCTGTAACGTTGTTGTAAGTACACATTAAGTAATACCAAGACCCCGTCGACGCCGTCCAGCTTCTTTTTTGGCTTGACCCACCAATATTTATGTCAAAAGTAATGGCGTTATTAGCTTCGCCCTTTATGTGGCAAACGCCGTCTGCCCAAGCGGAAGCCCCGCGGGACAACAATCCCTGATAGTTGGCCAGCGAATCAGGATAGAACAAACATTCCCTAGTTATTTTTACCGAAGCGGGTATATTAACAACAATCCAATCGCCCGTTCCGTCCAAGTCCTGCGCGTCCCCAACCACACCCGCCCTTGCAACGTCAGGAAGGTTGCCTGCAAAAGTACCGTCCCTGCTATTTGACGTCGAATCCTTTAATGTGCCGCTTGCTTGGTTGGCGTGAAACACGGCCAAGAAATTGGAATCCCAAACACTGTTTGATGGTGCGTCGTCGGGATCGTTGCCAATGTAAGTGGTATTGTCCGCCTGGGAAGAATCATAATAAAAATACAGGTCGGTGTCGGTGTCTGCGTCAACAACCCAATCCGACTTTGATACCCATAAAAGGGCAACTTCGTTCACGCTGTCCCACTTTTCAATTTCCGCGTATATCTGCGTTTCGCCGTCAGCTTTGGTTATTGCGATCTTCAGGCTGTTAGCCCCCACTTCGTCAAATATTGAACTGACGTCCGCGTTTCCAGTACCGACGGAAGTACCCAACTTCAACAAAGCAGCAAAGTGTGTAAGATCCGCGTCAATAAGGGAAGCGGGTATCGTTACTTTTCTTCTTTTTGCCCAGCCAGTAAGCCAAGCCATTACGCTACCCCCTGATAAATTCTTAATGCCACAATATAGTTGGCGTCGTAGTAATTAGACAAATCGGCGCTTTGTGTTCCTGACAAAGTAAGGTCGGTGTTTGCACCCGTGGAATTATCGCTGTCCAGCGTTTCCCATTCTTCCGTATCCCTGTTATATATCTGCAAATAAACCGTTGAAGAACTTGGGGCAAGGGTACTTCGGGAAACAACCGAAACAATTATTGCGTCTGTGTTGTTTTCGTTGGTGTTGAACTTTTCGAATTGGTGAACCATATACCCCGTCGCTACAGTCACAACACCCACATAATCGGTATCGTCGGTTCCAACGTCTGTATAATCCTGCGCCGCATATTGCGTTGATAGTGGGTTGTCATTTGTGGGCAGGCTTGCGTTGTATTCCCTTGTGTACACGTCACCCACGACACCCGTAACCTTTGCAGATCGGGCGTTGTTAGCTGTGGATTTTCCAACAACCTTTGCGGAACGGGCATTGTTGGTGGTCGCCTTTCCTGCGGTCTTTGCGCCCCTTGAACTGTTTACTTCTGTGCCACCACCACCAGCTGTATAGGTGGCGTAGATGTCGTACTTGTGTGAGGCTGTGGAAGGATTATACGGGTCGCTGAAAGTGTAAGAGGTGGCTCTAGCTTCCTGACCGCCCTGACCCGCAGCACCAGTAGCGTAAAATAGGCGGACATTCGTCCCCCAACCCACATAGGTGGAATCACCCAAAGCCACTATCCAATATGTTCCTGCAGGAAGGTACAGTGCGGAAGCGAAGTTTCTAGTTACCCATTGCCCAGCTGGGAAAGTTATGTCCGCTGTATCACCAGACTGTGTAGCCCCCTTGTAGACCTTGTCACTGTCGTATATGCCGAACTTACACGTGGCGTCCATACCTAGATTGGAAACCCCAATGAAAGCAGTTATGCTGGTAAGGCTTCCATTTTCCGATAAAGAAAAGGAAGACCCTGTAATATAGTTATTATAAACACCGCCGCCAGAAACGACGGCTATGTAGCCATACCCAGTAGTGGAAGCCGTAGTGTATCCAAATGTGGGGTCAACAATAACAGGGTACGCCGCCTTGTCTAACCATTTATTATCTATGGTTACAGTCAAAAGCCCGCTCACCGTGTCAACATTTAGTTCCCCCCAAATCCCATTTCCCTTGGCGTCGATTACTTTAGGTCTGTAAATGTGAAACGCCTTGCCTACCTTATATTCCATTCCTGCTGAATCGTTTAACCCGCCCCTTGTTTTGTGATACACGGCGTAGGAACCAACCACATTTTCGGGTCTAAAATCTCCCCTATCAATTTCTTCCTGTGTCAGCGGTGGTTGGTAGAAAAAGTTAAGGTCTTTGGTTTGGATAGTAAATTCAATAACATTAGTTTCGGGGCGTTCCTTTAATACAACCTCTACCTCATATCCGCCTTCGGGGTTTTTCTCATCTACAGCCAAGTCATAGAAATGTACCTCTTTTGCGCCTTTAGACCAAATGATTTTATCCTTATCCGTTGTTACTGTTTCGGGTTCTAAACCGTCGTCTTTTAGTCTTATGGAAGTATTTACTTCATTATCCCAGCGCTGTATTTTTATTTGCGGGTAAAAGGTGTTTGGCTGTTTATCATCACCAACAACAACTTCCACCCTATCCTTGGGGCTGTCCTTAGCCACTATCTTGAAGGCGTTGTTTTCTAGCGTGTATTTAGCTTCTATTTCAGCGGATAGGGAAGTGGGTAATGTGGCCATTCTGTTTCCTTTTACGAAGGAAGCACCAACGCCCAGCTGTTTTTACCTTCTGATTCGTCCACCCACAACTGCAACTTGATACTTTCAAACGTGGCTTCGATCACTGCATATTGTTCAAACGCCGTCTGCCCCACCACATCTTTGGCAGCCTTTCGGAAGAAGTTCAAGGAAACGGGTTTTTCTGCTTCTGAAAAGGCGTGGAACTTGGGTGTTTTTCCCACGCTTGGAATATTGAATGTTTCCCCTTCGTCGGTGTATAGGGAAATGGAAGTGATGTTTAAGTTGTTTTCGGAAATATAGGCAAGCAACTTGTTCCAAGGGGAAAGTTCCCCCGCAACACGGACGAATTCGTTCTTACCTTCAAAAAAAGTTTCACCGTTTGAAAGTGAAACTTGCCATTTAACCTTATTTTGCAAAGTTTCCATTTTGGAACCTTCCTTTCAAAATCAAATATGAACAGTTCAATAAGACCTGCTTTTTATAGGTAGTCAGCAAGCAACACGCTTATTAAGAATAGGTCAGTTCAATTCTTAATGCAAAGGCTGTCTTTTCACCGACTGATTCGGGGCTTGCCGAAACTGCAATGTAATAATCGTGTGAAGTTGAAGCGGTGTCGTCCGTGATTGATACCGCGGCGGCACTTCCTTCAGCGTTTGTCCAGTTTGCGTCGCCTTTTTCAGCGGCGTAAAAAGTAACACCTGTGGGAACTGCGGTTGTAGTAGAACCGTCGTAAGCATAGAAAATACAACCCGTGGTTGTAACTGAAGCGTCGTCAGCGAAAGTGATTTTAAGTGTGCATTCTCCGTCCAAAATTGCGTCAAGGTCTTCGGTTCCGTCGCCCCAATCAGCTTGGGAATCGCCGCCCGTTCCGCCAGTTGCGGAAATGAATTTTACGTTGTTTGGGGTATTGCCGTCTGAATCATTTGCACCAACGCTTGATTCAACGTGTGTGGAATCATTGTAAGCACCAACTGTTATGGCGCTATCAAAAGTAGCGGCAGCAAACTGAATAATATCGGTTGCGTCTATTGTTGTTGGGGTTGTCCCCTGTAAAAGCCAAGTGAATGTTGCCATATGTAATAATATTTTACCACAAAATTCGGCCTGTCAATATATTAAATGGTAAAAGTAAATTCCTTTCCGACCAAATTATGTACTTCTGTCAAATAGGTCTTCGGTTTTAGATCTTCCATAATGTCCGCCTTAACGCGGGCTTTTAACTGCGCCGCCGTAATCGGGTCTGTCACGTCGTAAGTGTAGCTTTTTTCCCAAGTGTGGTTTTCGGGGTCACAAAATAGGATAGTCAAAGCGACTTTGTTTGAAGTGGGGTCTTCTTTTGCTGTCAGTAGTTTGGCGGTAATTACCATATCTATATTATACAAGTTTTTCAAGGAATTCACGCAATTGAATTTCTTCCACGTCGAAGTTCACCACCTGTTTGAACTTGTCGTACATTGCAAAGGACATCTTTTCGTGAACGTCATCTTCGTTGGCAGCTTCAATGCGGTCTTTTATCTGCTGCGGGTTAAGCCCGTCAATGATAACGGACGTTTCGTCGTTAATTAAGGGTTCGGCAAGTTTGCCAATGTAATATTGCTTTTTGACAATTAAGGGACGCCCACAAGCTGCGGCGTTGTGAATAATATGTCCGTACCCGTCACCAGCATTTTTTGTGTGCCAAATAAAGCGGGAAGAATTGATCGCCTTGGCCAAACCATCTGAACCGTGTGCCGCCCCGTCTCGACACTGACCACCAAGTGCGTAAAAGTCCCAATTCGGCAACGCCCGTTCAACTTTCAAGAATAGCTGCCAGTCGTCCTTGAAGTGTTCTGCACTATCAAAACAATTCACGAAGGAAGAAATGCGACGTCGGTCGTCAAGTCTTTGGGGCTTAAATAAGTTCAGGTCAAATTCTTGGTGGTATGAAATAAAGTTGATGTTTTCGGGAACGTTGTTGATAATTGCGGAAGCCATTATGTTTGGGGCAAGCCCCGCGTCTACCGTCCAGCTGTTGCCAATTTGAAATATCAGTTTTGGACGGTTTGGGTGAAGTGCGCAAAGTCTCTTGAAAGGTTCAACGTGTTGGGGAATGGACGCAATCACAATATCAATGTCCAGTTCCATAAACTTGTCGAAGGTAATCGCCTTGTTGTAGTACCCGCTGTCAATGTCTTGGCAGTAGTACACACCTTCCTGAATATCTTTGATTTGATTTAATGGCGGGGTTCCGTCGACGGGTCTGTACCCTTGGTCGGCGGTTAGAAACTGCAGCTGCGTTGCGGGGTGATCGTACACTTTCCAGTACCCCCTTTCAGCCCATTCCATACCAATTGGACGATAAACAAAACCCCCAAGTCTTTTTTCAAAAAGTAGAATGAAACTGTAAAGCAAACTTGCGTGGTGAAAATCGCAAAATACTTTCAAGTTATTTTTCATATTTTTATTATACCTTTTTATGTAATGGGGCAGTCCCCCACCCCACCCACTATTACACATAATTTCCGTTTTTTGTTGTCAAATCAACGTCAATATTTCCCGCGCGGGAATCGAAACGTCGCTTTTTGTGTCCCAATTCCTTTTAATGTTGTCACTTCAACAAATAACCACTTCCCCGCTAGAATAACGCCCCGTTCTTCGGTAGGGGACACCACTTATTTGTTGTCAAATCAACATTCCATTTCGGGCGCCAGCGTTTTAAGGTATTCGCGGACAATTACCACAAAGTGCTGGTCAAGATCCACCGAAACGTCCAAACACTTGCATAAATAGTCTGCGAATTCCCTTTCGTGATAATTGGGCTGCAGTCCTTGGGACATCAAATTGAAGTTTTGGGACAACCCGTTGTAATGAATCCAGTCTTCTTCGCCCCAATATCCGTGGGTTACATTCAGACGTTCAATGTCCGACTGAAACCTTCCGAAATGGTCATACCCTTCTGCGGGTCTTGCTGAAAAGTCCTTGTGGGTATTTTCCAACACGTCTTTATGAACGACCAAGCAACACGGGTGCAGTCGGTCGGCGACCATAACCCCGCCCCAAAGTGAAGTTTTGGTAATTTCGTCAAGCCTTTGCCAAAAGTTATTTTGTGGGAAAAAGTCTTGTTCCGTGAACCACACCCAATCCGACTTGCTATGCTTCAGCCCGAAGTTCACACAATTGTTTCGCCAGTCTTCTGCGGCGGGTCGTGTGGGTTCGTCAAGGAAAATGCAGCCGTCTGCCGCCATTGCTTTTTTCACAAATTCCTTGTAACTGTGTCCTTGGTTGGTTTCCATAAAAACAATGATTACATCTTCAAAACGGTGGCGGTTCGCGCGAACGAATTCACGCCAAAGTGGGTAATCGCAATTGTTCGGCCAAGTGACTATTACATCAAAGCTGGTCATAGTAACCTTTCATAATTTTTTTGAATATTGTTTGGCGGGTTGTGATTGTCTTCCTGCTTAATGCGTATTGTGCAATTACCCGTTCAACCGCCGCACCGTACGCTGCTCTGAATTCGGGCAGGGTGTTCGGGGCTTCTTCATAGAAGGTCAGCCACCAAGCAACCCGTCTTTGCCATTCCTGCTTTTCTTGTGGTGTGTTGCAGTGTGGTGGAAGTTTAGTTTCACCCGTGGGGTCTGCTGTAAACCTTCGGGATAGTGAACGGCCTTGATCGTCCATCAAGACGCCCGAAACCCCGCTTGATAGGCTGCCAACGTGAAACCACGGACACTTACCATCAAAAATATATCTTTGGGCGTGGTAATCGTCCACGTCAGTGACGTAGGAATGAAACTGCGGAATAATCAAAATGCGGTGTGATGGTATCTTTGCCCGAAGCTGCAAGCTGGTATTGACCAGCGTGTCGCCCACAACGTCAACGTCGAAGGAAGTTTGAAGCGGTTCAATATAGGTTCCCGCCTTCCAGCACTTCGAATCGAAGTTGCGGTCGGTTTCAATTAAGGTCTGCTTTGGCGCAAACAGGAAGTTCGGCCAAAAGTTGCACCCGTTGTCGCCCGCGCCCGTGTCAGTATCGCCCCAAAGTTCGGCGCCACGCTTCAGTATTTCGAAGCTGCAACTGCCCCTTGGGCTGGCCACAAGGTTGTATCTTCCCGATTCCAACATACGAAAACATTCGCTTATTACCCCGTGCCTTAAAATGAAGGCGTCGTCTTCAATCAGCATTACAAGGTCTTCCATAACAAAGTTTAGGGCGTCGTTGATCGCCGCGCCGTGTGGTACTTGTTGCGGGTTGTACAGGAAGGCAACCTTTTCGTCTTTCGTTACTTCTTGAATGAAGTCAATCACCGACTTTTCAATCGGGGAATTGCAGTAAATATACAACCTGTCTACTTCGTCGTGCCAAATGTTTTTGAAGCCCTTAATCCAAAAGTTAATCAAAAATGGGTCTGCGGGGAAGGGAAGTATTGCAGCGCGTGTCATTTCGCCCACTATTCCGTTGGCCATTTGTAATCCCCCCCGTGAACCTTATAAAAACCAGTCAGCCCGCGCGGGTTTGCGAAATGGAAGGGTCGCAAGTAACCTTCAGAAACCAGCTGTTGTATCCCATTTGGAATTTTACCGTAAGGCCAAGCGAACCCGTGTTCTTCATTTGGGATTTGGTGCATATGTCTGTGCAAGTCGTGAATGAAAATAAACCCACCTTCCTTAACGAAGGGGAAATACTTCAAAAGTTCAAAAAAGCGGGTTTGCGGTTCAGTATCAAGAAAAACGACGTCATACAATGCGTCAGGAACGTATTTTGTGGCGTCACCCGATACCAAGGTCACGAAATCATTCAGCTTTTGGGCGTCAATACGGGCTTTCGCGGCTTCCTGTATTTCAGGCAGGAATTCCAAGGTTGTAAGGTGTCCAAACCCATTATCTTTTAATCCGTGTCCAAGGTAGCTGGCGCCAACCCCAAAATGTGTACCAGTTTCCAAAACATTCGTGGGTTTAAGTAATCGGATCAACCCATATAGAAATTCCCCAACCTCACATTCCACACCGCCGTCATTAAACGCCGAAAACTGCGAATCGGTATTTGACCATTCGCCCTCATTGTGAATTTTTAAGTCGGGGTCAAGGCCGACCATCTTTTCTGTGATGTTCATTTTTCCAAGTATTCCTTCCATAAACTTTTTACTTTTTCTTTTCCAAACAATTCGATTGCCTTCTGTCTTCCTGCAAGCCCCATTTTCTTTGCCACCTTTGGGTTGTCCAGCAGGAACCGAATCGCCGCCTGCAGTTCTTCTATGCTGTCGCTGCAAAACCCGTTCACGCTGTTTGTGATAAAGTCAGGCACTTCGTAGGTGTCGCCCGCAATGTTTAAGGAATTGGCGTACTTTGCCCCAAGGGCTACAACGGGTATTCCAGTCATAAACGCCTCCATAAAGTTTAGCGTGTAGCTTGCTGGCTGTGTGCCGCCGTAGAAGTACACCCGATTGTCCCTGTAAGCCCGACGCATTTCGTCGTAAGTCAGAAACCCACCAAACAGTTTTCCAAGGTTTTCGTTATCCCGCCCAAATATTCTTGCGTCATCTGCGAACGGCGCAAGCACCCGCATTACTGCGTCATAGCAACAATATTCGGCACGCTGCTTGATGTTTTGGGAAAAGGTAATCACCCTTTTTTGTGCGCCCGTGTAGTCGGAAAATTCGTCTTGGTCTTTATAAAAGCGAATCATTGCGTCCCCACCGACATAGTTTTCAATGCGTTCTTCCCTTGGGCTGTATCTGATTATTTCCAGCCCCCCGTCGCGGTACACTTTCATTTTCTTTTCAAGGGCTGGCGTAGACTGCCCGATTGTTCGCCATATAACCCTTTTGTGCTTCATTTTGTGCCAGTTGCGTTCAATCCATTCGGGGACGTGCATTACAACGATCACATCAAACTTATTTATAAAATCCCGCGGCAAGTCGTCCTTCAGTGGTGCGGCTGCCAGCAGATCTTGGTCAACCTTGTGTGTAAGTGCGGGGCGTATAGAATCAACGGGGTTTTCGGGAATAAGGTATGAACCAAGGGAAAAATAATCGTACCCAAGTTCTTCAAACAGTTTTAATTCGTCGTATTCCAAAATACTGTGGCAGCTTAAATACAATATTTTCATTGTGCTTTCCTTTGTGGAACTGGATACAATATTGTCGCTTCAATATCATTTAAGCGGTCGCGCATTTTCTTGCCCACGGTCTGCAAACTGAACTGTTCCCGTACAAGTTTTCCACCATTTATCCCCAATTCTTTTGCCTTCTTTTTGTTCTTGAAGACGTAGCGCATATTTGCCTGAAGTTCCGCCACATCAACGTCAGCCCAATGCTGGTCAGGCGTGTACCACTGCTGGTTGCGGGAATTATCCACACGAATCATTTTGAAATCGTTTAGCAGCAAGGCATTTTTCTTGTGTGTTAGGTATTCGTGAATTCCGCCGACGTTTGTTGAAATAATGGGGTTTTCCATAATCATTGCTTCCATTTGGGGTATTCCCCAACCTTCCCCACGGTGTGCTGACACAAAGCAATCAAACGACTTGTGGAAGCGGTATATTTGGTGTCTGTCCATAAGGTTGGTGTACAGGAAAATTGGGGCGTAGTTTTTAAGCCCAAGGCGCACTTTTAATTGTTTAATGTCCCGTTCAATTTCCTTCATTTTTTCGGGTCGGAAATTATCAACATAGGTTTTGATTGTCAGGGACACGTTCTTCGTGTCTTCAAATTCACGCCAGTATGCTTCCAAAAGGGCGTGTGGGTTCTTGCGGTAAGTCCATTCAAATATGGAATAGAACTTGAAATCGTCTTTGTTGGCTGTAATGTAGGGCTGAACCGAATCGGGATCGAGGGACGCGTCGATCGCTTCAGGCACTATGTAAATGGGCTTCGTGACGCCAGCGTTTCTTATGGCCTGTGCGTTGTATTCTGAACCCGTCCACACTTCGTCCAAAAGCTGCACCCTGTTGGCAAAGTCCAGCGGAAGTTTATCGGTTTCCCAAAAGACCCTTCCAATATGGAACTTTCCCGCTTCCATATACTGTTCATATACGTTTGGGGTAATGTGAAGCATAACAAAGGGGTATGCAATTGGTTTGTTTTCAAGTTCCAAACACAACTGACCCAATGCCCCAAAGTCTGAATGTTCGGGCGTGTACACTGGAATTTTCAAGGTAACATTTACGCCTGCCGATACCAATGCGCCAACGTCGTGACGGGCTGCTTCCCCGTACCCCGAATAGTCTTTGCAAGCACCGACATATTTCAGTTTCATATACGAATGTAATTTTCCTTTCGTGTGACATAGGGCTTTCCGCAAGCCTGACACACACCTTTCAACCCTTCCTTGGGTTCGGAACCAAAAAACGCGGTATTGGTACAAGCGTCACAAAAGTATCTGTACTTCACGGGCTTGTCTTCTTCTTCCATCTGTTCCTGAAGTTCTTCTTCGCCGAATTTAACTTCTTCTTTTTTGTTTGCCATTTGATTTTCACTTCCTTTCATAACTGCCTTAAATTAAGTACGTTACGAAGCGGGCGTTCCACAACGCGCTGGCCACCAACGTCGTCGAAAATACCCTTCAATTGCTGTGCGGTCTTCTTGAAAGTCCAGTTCTTGACGTATTCGGACGCCAGCCTGCCTATTTCAAGCGCTTCTTCTTGGTGTTCGTAAACATAGCGCATTTGTCTGCGTAAGTCTGCAATATCACACACAACCATTTTACCAACATTTTCGTTTTTATACCTTGCATATAAGGCGGGGCAGGTATCCCCAACCTTTACTTCGTACATATAATCGGAATCAAAGTATTCTGTGATCCCGTGGGCATTTGGCACGATTGTGGGAAGCCCCGTGGCCATTGCTTCAAGTGGGGTCTGCCCAAACCCTTCGCCGCGGGACGGAAATACAAACGCGTCGGCTTCGTGGCAAAGTTCTGCCAGCTTTTCTTCGGGAATGGAACCGTAAATTGGTTTGATGTTCGGATACATTGAAGGAACCAGCGGAAAGCCCGCGGGGCAGCTGGCAAGGGTTGTTTTTAAGATCAACTTGACTGGTTCGTCGGGTGCAAATTCTTCTGTGAAGGCCTTGAACAGTTCCAAAAACCCCTTTCGGGCATTGAAGGCGTTGTAATGAAGGAAAGTGAAGTCTTTGCGTTCCTTGCGCTTCGTAGTGCGTTCCTTGTACTTGAAAATGTTGTCATCATACCCAAGGGGAACAACGGTCGTTGTAACACCCGCCTTGGCGAACACTTCCTGACACCACTTGGACGGAACCAGCACTTTGTCGGCCGTGTCCAAAAAGTCCTTCCAGTCGTCGGGCAGCTTGTCCGATTCGAACATTGTATAAATTATACGGTAGGGGTTTTCCATCTTAATAATGGAATACGGGGCGTGAAATAAGAAGCCGATTTTCTGATTTTTGAAACCAAGCGAAATGTCCGTCCCCATTGCTTTCAATTCCTTCATTATCTTGGCGCTGGCTATGCCGTATCCGTCTGCGCCGCCTTGGGAAACCGTGGCCAAATAAACGGAATTGTCGTAAGTCGCGGCGTTCTTCATATTCTGAAGCATTTCAACCTTTGACTTTTGTTCGGTTTCAACTTCTTGGTCTGTGGGGATCGTAAAGCCTTCGTTAAGAAATCGGTTGTAGTCTTCCTGTGTTGCCATAGAAACCAACCGACCGCCCTTATTCTTTAAGTAGAACATACATATATTTTACAATAACTTAACATTCGTTTCAATACACAAAACCACAACAAGGACACTTTTTACAGTGTCCCTGTGTGCTTCCAATCAGGGCAGCGGGTAAAATTAGAAGGATTCCAATTCTACTATGCGCCTTTCGTCTAGCAAGGCAACACCGAATAGAACATCAAGTGTTATCTGCATTGCCAGTTTGTTGGCGTCGTAGCTTGAAACCACGCGAAGACCCATATTGGTGTCAGGATCCTGTACCACGGTCGAAACTGCGCCATACCCTGCTGGAACTGCTGGTAATGGTCTTGCGGCCATTATCAAAGCGTTCTTGGTGTAAACCATATTGTGATAAGCAACTGGTGAACCGCTGGTCTGAACCATCTGTGATTCGAATACATCAATTCCGCCGATCCTTCCAAGCGCCCCTTCTGCAATTATTCCTGATTTTCCATAGGCGTCTGCTCTTGTGAAGCGGTCTATCTGCAAAAGTTCAGTAATCACGGTTGGGTGTAGGTAAGCAAATTTTCTTTCGTTCAAAGGTACTTTGTTCAAGGCCATTCTTTCCCTTACGGTTAAGAAGGAACTTTCCTTTGTTGTGGCCGAAGTCGTATCAAAGGTCACGGAAGAAGTAATGCTTGGGTGCAGTGCGGCCAGTACGGTTTCGATTTTTTCAGCCAAAGCGATTGCGGCGTCTTCAGCATACCCGTTTAAGGTATCCTGATTTTCCAGTACCTTTGTTACATCATCAATTTGAAGTGTAACTTCCCAATGCTGGTCAAGGGTGACGGCCACGTCGGTGGCTGTGGGTGCTTGAATGGTAACGTCTGAACCAGCTACTTTCGCGTTCGCTGTTACAGTTCCCCTTTTAGGTATTCTTATCGTTTCCCCAAAAGAAGCGGGTGTCCATTCAAAGTCCCTAGAAACGGTCTTTGCCAAGTTCATATACCCTGCAAATGCGCCAAGTGCTTTTTGCGCAACAATTGTAGGAATGAACACTGCGTTTGTCGTGTTATTAAATTGTGTCATTATTTATTCACCACCCTTCAAAATGTAACTTAATTACATTTTTCAAAAAGAAGTGAATGTTTGTGCGTTCAGAATTTATTGACCACGCAAGTCGTCTTCAATCAATCCCGCTTTCAGGGCAACCATAATTTCCTTTTCGTGTTCCCTGTAGAACTTAGGATCCTGAAGCTGACTGTGCTTAAACCTTGGGATTTGCCCTTGGTTTGGGTCGGCTGGATTTGAACCTTCACCTATGTTTGGAACCTTAACCCCTTGGGTCAAGTATGGCTTGGCTTCAACCAATGCTTTCACTGCTTCCGCGACACCTTCGATTCCGTCGTCTGTAACCTTGATTCCTTTTCGGTCGATCAACGAAATGGCTGCGTCGGGGTCAATTACGCCAAGTTTGTTCGCTTCGGTGATGATACGATTGTCGACCATTGCCTTTTCATATCGGCCTTTGTAGGTTGCAGCTTCTTCGCCGCGCTTGTTGGCCAGTTCTTCGAACTTCTTCTGTTCCTTCAACTTTTCTTCTTCGGCCTTACCTTGGTTTTCTTCGTATTCGTCAGCCTTCTTCGCACGTTCATTCAACTTCTGAAACCTTTCGTGCTTAAAAGCGACTTCCCAAAAGCGCCCGTCTTTTGAAAGTTCCGCCAGCTGTGCGTCCGTTAATTTAGACGCGTCGAAAGTCTGCGTTCCTTGCGTTCCGCTGTTTGGTGTCGGTTGCGAACCGTCCGCTTGGTTGGGGCTAACTTGTGGCGTATCCCCGCCGCCGTTTTTTGTTGGTTCTGCCATTTTATTTCCTTTCAGTTTTAACGTGGTCTGACCACGAAGAAAACTGGCAAATTATTACTGTACATTCACATTATCCGTTATACTTTTTCGCTTGTCAATCAACATTCTTTGTGGGCTTCCATATAAAGTCGCTATATTCCGCGTCTTCGTCATTCATATCAATTTCGCCCATTACTATGTCCACGGGTTTTGCAATGTTGACGTACACTATTTTTTGCTTCTGCTTCTTCTTTTTTTTCACCTTATACCCCCTTAATTAAATTACTGATAACCTCAAACACGTTTGGTGCGGCGTCTTTTAAGCCGTCGGGGTCGTTTTGAAACCACGACACCGATTCTGCAAACACTTCTTCTTCGCTGTAAATATATTTTATGTACTTTTCACCCAGCCCGTACCGCTTTTGTATCACCCTTCCCTTGCCGTCGTCATATGGATCGCCTATCGGAAACACCTTTCCCATTAAAAAGTCTTCCTTGTCCTGCGCTGAAAATGTGTCCCAAATTCCCCGCGCTTCCTTGTCGTGTGTGTGTTCTGCACCGTGAAGCAGTCGTCTGCGCCCAATAACCGATCGTTCCGAAATAGACACTTTGTCGCCAGTTATCTTTTCAATGGTTGCGCGGCTTCTAACGGCGGCCTTCCATTCGGACGACGCTTCCCTGAATAGCTGGTACTGCGCCTTTTCGTTACCGACAACATCATCAACAAAATGGCCAAATTCGTGATTCCACACCCACTTAAAAACGCTTTCCTGTTGGTCTTCGTCCCACTTCGAAAGCAGGTCTTCATTAACATTTATTGTTCGCTTGCTGCCAACGGCTTCGTACGCACCGCGCGTAGTCTTGCCCAAGACCTTCGGCTGGAAATTAAGTTCGTATTTGTCTGCCAGCTTCTTTTGCCATTCGTCAAGCTGTGCGGTGAACTTACCAAACTTCACTTCGGTGGGGCTTGCCCCGCCAGCCATCTTCGCCATATCAACGGCAGTCGACTGTGGAACCACATATGTCTTGGTTGTGTCATCATAGGCGTTTGTCAGCCCCGCCAGTTCGGGAATCAGGGTGTTTATGGCGTGCTTGCAGTTAGGGTGAAAAAGGCCTTCGGATTCTGCCTTTTCAAGCGACGGGTATCCGCGTGTTTCGCCGCCGATCGAAAGTATCTTACCTTCCCACGGGGCGCAAAGATCGCAATTTGTAAAGTGGTGCGAAACCTGAACCAAGTCATAGCCGTTTTCTGCGACCCTGTTTATAAGACCCCTGTTGCGGGCTTCCACGGCCTTGGTACGAAGTAGCATTTCCGAATATCTGTCCAACGTCCACCTGTGGCCGCCTTTATCAACCAAGGCTTCAAGCCCCTGTTCCTTCAATAAGCCTTTAATCATATCCTTGGTGGTTTTAAGTGCGTCACCGCCGACCATTCCCTTTGCCATCTGCTGTGTAATAAGTTCGCGTGTTGCTTTGCCCAAAAGGTTGTTGGCTGAACGGGAAATGCCGCTTAATGATTCCCCAAAGGCCTTTGCCGTGTCATCAATCAGGGCTTCTATAGCTTCAATGTGAACGCGATTAAACCCGTATGCGGTTTCAATGGGCGCCCCCTGTTTGCGCAACTGTTTTATAGCGTCGTCAGCCCCGCGCTTGTAATACTGCGGAAGTTCTTCGCGAATAAAAGCGTCAATATCCACACCAAGTTCCGTCAGGCGCTTGTCTACCTGTGCAAGAATGACTTGCCTGTTATAGACACCAAAGTCAGTGGCGTCTTCAATTTCTGCCACAATTTCCTTGTACGCACTTTGAAGGGTCTTTGTAAGTTTTAGGATTTTATCTTCGTTGACTTCAACATCTGTTGGATACATTTAACCACCTATTCTTCAACTTTTTTACCAACGGGCATATTATTGTCTGCTGGTGTTGAAGCGGGGTCTTTTTTGAACGGATTTGCCGTATTCATTTGGGGCATTGCAATCGCCTTTTCGTCTTTTATTTCCTTGGCTTTGGATTTGGCCGTTTCTTCGTCGTATCCATACACCCGCATTATGGCGTCGGCCTTGGAAGTAATGCCCGCGTCAACTGCAGCAACTTCGTGTTCGATTTGTTCGGCAATATCAATTGGCAGACCATCTGCCCATTCAATGTCGGGATACACGGGTTCGCCTTTTAGCTTAACCCCGTCAACTTCCACGCCCCAAGCCTTCGCCAGCTTTTGTGCGGTATAGATAACTTCACGGATCGCATAATCATAATATAGTTTTTTTCGCGACACCTTTGCAATGGTTCGTAGTAATTTCAATTTCAAAGCACGACCCGATTCTGCCTGCCCCTGACCCATACCAAGTATGTCGGGCGAAGTTTCGGAAATCATAAAAAACATTTCAACCAGCTTTTCAATTTCTTTGAAGGCATTTTCCAGCGAAGCGTTCCACACAATGTATTCGGGCTTGCCCTCTTGGCCGACACCTGCGGGTATTTCCACCATTCCAAGTTTGGCTTTTTTGACCTGACCCTTTTCGTCCAGTATCCCTTCGGGGACGGCCAGTATTGGGTCGCTGTGCTTATCCAATATATTGTCGGTCAGCGTAAGTCTGTTATTGATTGCATAGAAAAGCGAATCAAGATCGAAGTAATCGGAAATGCCCCAATAGCGCCTTCCTGTCTTCCAATTGGGGACGTGTATTAAAAGCGATTCTTCAACCTTGGTTTCAACCACTGGCAAAAGCGTGGGGATATTAAGAACTTCAAGCCCGACTTCTTCTTTGATCTTCCCGTCTTCCATTTTGTACACCTTGTTTTCAATACGCCCCGAATAGTGAATTTCTTTTCGTAGGTATGAAATATCCCCGCGCTTAAACGTCCACGACAATTCCTTTTTTTCAGGATCCTGTCGGACATTGAACTGGTCGACTTCGGGGAAGTATATCGTTGGGCTTATGTCTTCAATAATGACTGTGGGCTTATCCTTGGGGTTTGAAGGGTATCTTTTCCCAACCCTTACCTTAAACAGTGCGTCACCCATATAAGAATTTGAAAGTGCGGATTCGTAAAGCTGCACGTCAAGTTTGTTTGTATAAAAAAGTGCGTCAATAAAGTCTTGGTCGCCGCCTTCCACGGAAACGGTAATGGGTTCTGAAAAAAGCATATCGGCGCAAACCTTGGAAACAAGACCAGCAAAGTTCGTCTTCACATAACGAAGGCGGTTGTAAACTTCACCATAGGCGGCATTGTCAATCCTTATACGAAAGGCTTCGAAATGCTGCCCCATAAACAACTTTTCATAGTAGGCGTAGTCTTCAAGCCTTCTTTTTTCGTTTTCATAGGGGAACGCAAGTGGTGACACTTCTTTTGTAACGTCGCGGTTTTTTTCCATTTCTTCTGCGGTGGGCGAAACTGGTGGTTCCTGCTGATAAGTTTGTTTTGCCATATGTTAATATTTTATCACAATAACGGGCTTACAATTAACACTTAAAAGACATTTGCTTTGGCTGCGTACGCCTTTGCACGCGGCGGCTGATACTTGCGCATTTGCATTGCAATCATTCCCGCAATCAGGGCGTCGTCGTGCTTACCGTCCGAATGTTCCCGTTTGCCGCTGTCCTTTTTGACAAAGGTCTTCATTTCGCCAAGTGTTATGCCCGAATTGATTATTAAATAACCTTCTTCGAACAATTTTATAAAATCGTCAACCATAGGATCGCGGGTCTTGGTGTTTGTGTTCCAGCCCAGCTTCTTGGTTCTGCGTTGTGTTTTTTCGTCAATCACAACTTCGCTGTAATAATTATCGTATATTTTGACCAAAAATAAAACGAAGGAAAGCATATTGTTTTCCACACCCACAAATGCCGCGTTGTAATATTCCGCCATTTGCTTGGCTACTTCCGCACCTTCGTCGGGTCTGACCTTGCCGTAATATTGTGCTACCTGTTCCACTTTTTCCAGCGTGTCGGGCGATCGTGTCCATATATCAATGCAGGAAAAGTCCGAACCTTCCCCGTCTGACGGGTCAACACCAACCACATATTCCTTGCCAGCTTCGGGAAGTTTCCATATCTGAACGCCCCGCTGCCATAGTGCGTTGAAACCTTCTTTGTAAGCCCCGTCGGGTACTTCCATTTTGTGAAGCGGTCTTTTGACAACCACCTGATTCAAGCGTTCCGCGTCAAACACATTTCCAAGTCCCGACTGAAATGCTTCCAGCTTGTTTGCGGGGTATTCCTGCTTGAATAGCTGCAGTCCCGAAAGCCCCACACCAACCTGACTGGTACGCAATTCGTTTATCTTCCAACGTCGCCACAAAAGCTGTCCATCTGATAAGTTATACTTCGCACGTTCTTCCAATTCGTCCCCATACCTGATACGGTCTTCACCCGATATTTCAGGCAACATTCCTTCAAGGGTATATTCGGGGTTTTCCCACCAAGCATAAAAATAGGCCTTATAATCCTGTTCCGTGTGATCTGTTATAGCGTCGGCAACCATATAATCGTCATAGAATTCATTGAAGCCGTTTGCTGTGGTTTCTTCGGATATTCGCCCCGTTATTGGTACGGTCTGCTTCGAACCCGATTTTAATTCCTGTTGGTCTTTGTTGAAGGCAATTTCCGTGATATGAAGGTTTTGCACGGTTCCCGACCTTAACTTCAATGCCACATATATTTGTGAATCAAGAATCGCCCCGTCAAAACGGTGTGTGAAAGCATAAGCCCGCACGGTATCTGTTTTGGTTCGGGGTTTAAGTTCGTCGGGAAGGTTGGCATAAGCCCTTTTGACTATTTCGAATATTTTGTCCGCTGCTTCACGTTCGTGGGCAATAATGGCGCAAGTCGTACCCGACACCCACAAGGCTTCGTCCAATAAGTCTATGCAGTAAAGCGTGGTGAAACCAAATTGCCTTGCTTTTAGTATGCGGTTTCGTCTATGTCCGCCCCGTTCAGCAATGTGTTTTAGTTGTATGTAATTGGGCTTGAAGGTAACAAGGTTTCCCGCCTTATCCTTGATCTTGTACAGGTGGTTCAGGCGCCACCACTTGTCCTTCAGCCTTTCGTCCAAGTTCGTCATATTTTGTATCCAGCTTGTCCAATATACCCCCCACGCTTCCCGTAAGTTCTACGGTCTGAACGTCATCAACACCCAACAACTTCGCCTTTTCCCGCCACATTCGCCAGTCAGCCGCACCCGATTCTTCCATATTTTCAATTGTTTCCTGAAGCGCCTTAATTAGAATTTCCCTTGCCCTTGGGTGCTTTCGCCAACGAAGTATTGTTTCCCTGTCCACACCAAGAACTGTGGCTACAATCGACCAGTTATTAACGGGCGAAGACTGCAGTATTTCAAGGAACTTTTCAAATTCCATCTGCTTGTATGGGTCAAGTTCCAAAACTTCGTTTTCTGCGGGATTTGTCGGATTTTCCATAAGACAATTATACGACAAAAGCCCGAAAAGAAAAACCCTTCAAGTCTTTTGGTGTTACCCAATTAACCTGAAGGGTTTCACAACTACCCCGAAACAATTCGCCCCGAATTGCCACGGTTGTTGTTGTCGGGGTACGGGTGCGCACGAATGAAACGTAGGGTGTTCTTCCGTGCCGTGCGTTGAAACTGCCAATCCCACTTGGTTTGCCAATAGGGTTCGCCGCAAGCGTTCTGCTTCCTGCGTTCCGACATCATTTCTTCGTAAGCCCGTCTGTTTCCCCTTCGGTACTTCAGGCACGCTTGGAATGTGTCGGGGTGTACACCGTTTCGTCCGACGTGGTGTTCTGCGCAAAGCAAAATGCCGTTCATACTTCCATTAAGTTGGAAGTTTGGTGGCAAATGCCTTCCAGCCCAGCCCCGTGCAACTATGTGGTGTACCTGCAGTTTTGTTGTGTTCCTGCATTGAACCCACTTGCTACCATTGAACCAACGGAATTGACACCTGTGGCCGTCACGTTCGTGGAACCAGTCGCGCTGCCCCTTCGTGAACCCGACGATCCCGTCGTTTTCCCCCATTTTTCACCGCCTTGGTTTTCAGTTCTTCGTCAATAGCGTCTTCGACGGCAGCAAAAAGGTCTTCTTCTAGGTCGTGGATCGGGCTATCAACGTGCAATCCTTCGTCGCGCAAACGGTAAAGTTCCGAAAGCCCCCGTATCTTTGCACCCGCTTCTTCCCTTGCTGACATTTTTCACCTTCCCTCTTTGGAATAAAAAAAAGACGCTTATTAAACGTCCTTTGGCTACTTATTGCGCTTCGTCGCGCGTTGTCTGCATAAGTATATTATGCACTTTTTGTGGGAATGTTACCAGTACAAAATGCCTATTTTCTTTTTGTAAACGTTTCCTTTATCCACCACCAAACTTCCTTGTACCATTTATTGTATATTCTGTGTGACTTTGGAAAATCAAAAACAATTGTGAACGCGTCCTTGCTTGGTTCCAACTTTGGGACGTCCCCTTCCCACTTCATTGGTTCTAGTTCCATCTTAGCTTTTTTCCAATGTACGGTTCCGTGTTTATTTTTCATATTCGTATAAGATCCCCGCGTCAATCATCTGCATAATTCTTACAAGCTGATAGTTTTGTATAAACGCCGCTGGTATGGAATGTCCCAAGCGCCTATCATAAACACTTCTTCGGGCTTTCGCCAATTCAATTATTTGTTTTGGGTGCGTTATCTTCTTTGCCCCAACTTCTTCCCAAGGCTGATTTACTTCTTCCACCACCCTTCCGTTTTCAATTACGACGCGTCCTGTGCGTGTTTTCCATTTGTTCATTTTATAACTTCCACCTGACACAAGTCAGTGCAACCAATTGCTTCTTTTAAGCCCTTGGACAAGTCGGCGATCCTTCCAAGTGCGCCGAAACCACCCGTGTCGGTGATGGTGGCAACCGCCGAAATTCCAGTGCTGGCGTTTCTGACGGTGACTTTGGTATTTAGGGGCAACCAATTAAAAGCCAACGTCATTGCGTTTTCGTCAAAGCGCTGCCCGTTTGCCATTAAAAGATCGGCGCGGCAGCCCACACAACCCGCTTCGGAATAATAACTGGCCGTCCCCTTCCAAGTTCTTTGGGCGTTCAACTGTCTGACGTCCCAAGGCGAAATGGGTGCTTTTTGCTGTTCTTCTTTGTCTTCCCTGTTCAGGTGTTCTTCCAGCAATTGAACTTCCCGCTGCAAAAGTCTTTTTTGATCTTCCATAAGAATGGCCTGACGTTCAAGGGTTCTGTTTATCCTGTTTCCCAAAAGGGATACGGCAAACAAAAAGGTTGTTGCCATACCAAGGAAAAACGCCACCCAATTAGTCTTTTTCTTTGCTGAACGCCTGCTTCTTAGACTTGGGGCGTCGCCCGCTTCCCAAAATATGCTGTTTGTTTTTTTCATATGTTTATTATAATCCTATTGTATAGTGAATGTCAAGTGTATTATATCGTTTCTTCCAAGGTCAGGTTTTCGCCCGAATACTTGGCATTAAACATCTTCTTTTTAAGCCTGTAAATTTCGGTTTTCCAGCCCTTGCAGTCAATAACCCGACGCCTTCCAAGTTTGGCGTCAAAGAATTCAAAGTCAGCGGTATAAACCACTGGCCTTTGGATCTTGCCATTGGGAAGAATAAGTCGGGGAATAAGTTCAAATTCGGGCTGCAGTTTAAGCCCCACAACCCTTCCTTTTTTCTTCAGCCTTTTAATTTCACCGTACATTTGGGCTTCGGCCTTGCTGTCAAAGGTGTAGATCCCGACCTTAACTTTTTTTGTGGCGTAATAACTATTTCGCATTTTTTTTGTTCGACCTGTTCAGATAGTACCAAAGCACCCGCATAACCATTTCGTCGGGTACAATATCCAGCCCGTTGTTGGGGTCGTATATGACTTCGGGCGCTATTGCCCGAACCACTTCCTGAATTTCCTTGGCTGTGGCTTCCAGCGTAAACTTTATACTTTGTTTTTCAAGGTTGGTTTCCTTTTGGATCTTCATTACTTCCCCCTTCCTTGGCTGTCAACGACTTTCCAAAAGTCATCTTCGCTGAAACCGTCTTCTTTTTTTAATACCCGAAGTATTCCGCGGCTTACGAAACCAAGCATATCGTATGTGCCGTCGGGTTCGCCCAAAAACTTCTTTGCCTTATTAAGTACCTGTGCGATTTTTTTGTGTTGTTCCTGCATTTTTCGTCCTTTCAATTTTATAATAACTTCCCCTTGAATACCTCAATTACCTTTTCCATTTGGCGCTTGTAAAAGTCATCAAATTCACCCTTTGCGCCTTCCTGTTCCCACAAAACATACATAACATTTCGCAACCTGTTGGAAGGTGTTTTTGTTTCCAGTTCCTTGTCCACCTTCAGCTTTGGGGCGTTCTTTTCGTCCAGCGGCACGAACGTGCAAATAAGGTTATGTCCCTGCAAGTCCATTACCGCGGCCTTTTCTTCGCTGGTCAGTTCGGGCGTGGCCATTGTAAGCCCAAGGGAACCGTCCACCTTTGAACGAACGCCTGTAATTATGCCCTGCGTTTCAATTCCCCTCATATTTTCCGCCTTCCATTTCAACCATAATTTTTACAAGTTCCGAAAACGTGGTTGTAGGCTGCCAACCAAGTTCGCGGGTTGCTTTCCCTGCGTCACCACATAAAAGGTTTACTTCTGCGGGTCTGTAAAAGTCGGGGTTTACAACCACCAAGGTCATTCCCGTTTTTTTATCAGTGCCTACTTCTGTGATCCCTTCGCCCCGCCATTCAATTTGTATCGTCAGGTTTTTGGCTACTTCTTCGACAAATTCCCGCACGGTGTGGGTTTCGCCCGTGGCCAGTACATAATCCCCCGCTTGGTGATACTGAAGCATTAACCACATTCCTTCCACATAGTCTTTTGCGTATCCCCAATCCCGCCTTGCGTCCAAGTTCCCAAGTTCCAAGACCCCACTTTCCCGCTTCCATATTGCGACCATTTCACGGACAATTTTTTTGGTAACAAAGTCTTCGCCGCGTCGTGGGGATTCGTGATTAAACAATATCCCATTGCAGGCAAATATTCCGTACGCTTCCCGATACATTCGGGTTATCCAATAACCATACAGTTTGGAAATTGCATACGGGCTTTGTGGTGCGAACGGGGTATCTTCCGTCTGCGGTAACTTATCAGAATTACCAAACAGTTCCGACGTTGACGCCTGATAAAACCTTGCTGTTGGACAATAGTTTCGTATCGCTTCCAATACCCGCACTACGCCGCCCGCCGTCACTTCCAGCTGTTGAAGCGGGTACTTGAAGGAATGTCCGACGTGGGACAATGACGCCAAGTTGTACACTTCGTTTGGCTGCAGCTTTGATATAAGCGAATTGATACTGTTTGCGTCGTTCAAGTCCCCAAAGTCCAAATAAAAGTCAGGAAAACTTATCAGGTGCTTGATCCTTTGCGTGTTTTCCGTGCTGGATATTCGATACATTCCGTGTACTTCGTATCCCTTTTTCAGCAGCAGTTCCGCCAAATAGCTTCCATCTTGGCCAGTGACGCCAGTAATCAAAGCAACGGGTTTCTTGTATGCTGTGCTGTCATACACAACACGAATGTCGGGATATGCGGCTGTTGTTTTATTTTCTTCCATTTATTATTTTCCTTCCCCTCGATTTACGAAGGCAGTTTCCGCACTTCACGATTCCTGCCAAATATTTACCAGTGTAAACCGTGCCGCAAACGGGACACACAATGCTGCGTATCCCCTGTGCGACCAGTCTTGCTTCCTTCTTTTTTTCTTCGTCGGTAAGTTCAACTTTTATTCCCTTGATCCCCACTGTCATTTTGCTGCCTTCTCATAGGTAACTTTTATCATTGACCTATGCCCCAATAGTGCAAGTGGTAAAAATATCAAACCAAGGACAAGTCCCTTGCCGCCCGAATACTGTTTAATTTCTTCTTCTTCAACGGGGAAGTACCCGCGCGCTGCCAAAAGTTTTTCGTCAATTTTTCTTTTCACCAAGTCGTTTCTTTTGTACGTCTTAATTATTCGGTTTTGCATTTTTAGCTTTTTCCTTTGCTTGGCAAGGTACACATAGCACCCGACCATAATTCTTCATACTGTATTCTTCAACATTGTTTCCAACTGGCTTTCCACAACCAACGCAAGCCGCGTGGCCAAGCGCGTCGCGTACTGGTTTTCCGTCGTCGTCGGTAAACGCGATCCTTTCGTCCATATGTGGGTTTACAGGAAGTTCGCCGTCGAATATTTCTGCGGGTTCCTTGTCTTCGTGCATTTGCGTTGCGACGTTCTTGGTAACAACCTTCTGAACTGGTGTGGGTGCGGGCTTTGCTTTTGTGGAATTGTCTTGGCTGTCGGCGTCCTTGGTATCATCAATGGCAAAAAGCCCATTCAACGCATACTTTCGTGCATACGAAGACGCGGCGCCAGTGATCTGCGCGCTGTCCATTCCTGACTTGGTTTCCGATTCTCTTGCATAAGCGGTGTTTGAAAGCACCTTTTCGTTGGTGTCAATCAAACTTGCTGTGGCCTTTACATAGTACCTGTCCCCGACTTGAACAATGTCGTCGGAAACAATAAGTATTAGGTCTTCAAGGAAGGGTTTAACCGCTTCCAGTATGTCTTCACAACTTCTATAATTGAAGTGTGCAAAGTCATTGGTTTGTCCTTTCGGGGCTTTCAGTTCCCGCTGGATCCTTGCCAACTTTTGTACAAGGTTGACTTCTTGTTTTTGTTTGGTTTCCGTCATAGTAACCTTTCAAATAACTTTATAATTGCTTTGCGGGCAAGGCCTTTATTTTATTCAAGACCCAATATATGTACCCGCGACTGTAGGGTTTCCCCGTCTTTGGGTTTTGGTAACGATTCCTGATTTGTTCAGGCGACATTCCCGCATTGTAATCGGTGGCAACTTTAACCCAAAGTTCCATTGCGCGTTCTGTCCTTCTTCTATGTCCTTGGTACTGTATTTTCATATTTTTATTATACGTCCATTGTCAAGTGATTGTCAACTTAACGAATTGGGTATTTCTTCCACTGAAGTATCGTATCTGTTGACCTTAAACAAAGTGTGTTCCGTGGACAACCCCCTTGAAATTTCCGTTAAGTGTGCGGCAAACTGTTCTTCCAACTTTTCCCTGTCCCTTAGATCTGCGGGGTCAAGTTTGGTCGTAAGGACATTCGATACCCTGATAACCCCTTTAAGTAATACGTTGTGTTCGGTCATTTTTAGATCCTTTCAAATTAAATAAGTTTGGTACTTTGGGAAGCGCCTTGCAAACTGACGAAAGCAAGACGCGTCCCCGTCAATTTATTACCCGTCAGTTATTTGCTAAACACTATTTCCCTGTCGTCATACATCAATATATGACTTGGCGCGTGGTCGTCGTATCGG